TGCATTCAATATATGTTTGTTTGTCTGTCTCTCCAGACCGTCATGACTAAAGGTTATCGGCGTACCGGCCAATAGTCAATTCTTCCATCGGGAATCGAACCCGAACTCAATGCGTTGTCCGCTTGTCCTGACCACTAGACTATGGAAGACACCACATCTCTGTGGATTTCAGCCCAACTTAATGGGAACTACTTTGTTTTAGGTGTGTAAGCAACGCCGCGATACTTCAGCTTCTGCTCCTTTTCAGCAGCTTTCTGCTCCCGTACACGGGCATCCGTTTCGACTTGAGTCATTGTTAAGGACCGAAGTACCTACCCCCCGTTCCATGAGTAGGCGTCATGCGTCCCCGAAGGGATGAACGGACGACGTGCTTATTAATCAGGTCCAGGTGCTAAGTGTATTAGCTTGCACCTTAACACCAGCAGGACTCATTTCAGCTAGAGTCTGATTTGCCTCACCGTAAGCTGTAATAAAAGCTGGGGCATCAGCAGTAGGTGTTACATACTGACTTTGAAGACCAGAAGTTAGGTCATTAGGATCGTATCCGTTAGTAGCTGCCATGATTATCCAATAGAAGGAGATACCAATGCCACAGGGGTGGTTTCAGCACTGGCAAGGTCAAGTGGGAAGTTATGGGCATTACGTTCGTGCATCACCTCAAAGCCGAGGTTAGCGCGATTGAGAACATCAGCCCAAGTGTTAATGACGCGGCCATCAGAAGAGAGCAGCGATTGATTAAAGTTAAAACCGTTCAGGTTAAACGCCATAGTAGATACGCCAAGAGCAGCGAACCAAATACCCACCACTGGCCAAGCAGCAAGGAAGAAATGGAGACTGCGGCTATTGTTAAAACTTGCGTATTGGAAAATGAGACGCCCGAAGTAACCATGCGCCGCGACGATGTTATACGTCTCTTCTTCTTGCCCAAACTTGTAACCATAGTTTTGACTTTCCTGTTCAGTAGTTTCACGTACCAGGGAGGACGTAACAAGCGAACCGTGCATAGCACTGAATAGCGACCCACCGAACACTCCAGCAACACCGAGCATATGGAACGGGTGCATGAGAATATTATGCTCGGCTTGGAACACCAGCATATAGTTGAAGGTTCCCGAAATACCCAGAGGCATAGCATCGGAGAACGAACCCTGACCAAAGGGGTACACCAGGAATACTGCGGACGCAGCCGCAACAGGAGCAGAGTATGCGACACAAATCCAAGGACGCATCCCTAATCGATAGCTAAGTTCCCACTCACGTCCCATGTAAGCATAGATGCCAATGAGGAAGTGGAACACTGTGAGCTGGAACGGACCCCCGTTGTAGAGCCATTCATCAAGTGAATTAGCTTCCCAAATTGGGTAGAAGTGTAGTCCGATGGCATTGCTGCTCGGAACGACGGCTCCCGATATGATGTTGTTTCCATAAAGAAGACTGCCTGAGACAGGTTCACGGATACCGTCAATATCCGTTGGTGGTGCTGCGATAAACGCAATAGTAAAGCAGATAGCTGCAGCCAACAAACAAGGGATCATGATCACCCCGAAGTGGCCAATATAAAGACGGTTGTCGGTACTGGTTACCCAGCCTAGATATTTATCCCAGATATTAGAACTCTTCTGAGGGAGAGCTAGAGTTGAGGTCGTCATAAGCGTAAGTGTCTGTACGAGAGTTATATGTATGTATATTGTGGCAGTTAGCACATAGCACCCTGCATTTAGCAACCTCTTCGCTTATACGAGACCAACTAGCTTGGCGGTAATCAGCAAGGTTAAAATGTTTTTCATTTGGGTTTATGTGATCAAAAGTTAGAGCGGCTGGGTGTTTGTTATATCCGCAGATCTCACACCCTTTTTCCATTTTTATTTCTGCCAAATAAAGACGTTTGGCTTTATTCCTTTCGTAATCGTTACGCTTTTGAGCCTCCCGAATTTCTTCAGGAGAACGTGCCATAGTTAGTTAAGTCTAGTTACTTGTACCCTCCCAACCCCTGCTCTAGTGAGACCGATTGCATCAGCCGCACCTTTACTGAGATCGAGTGCTCGCCCGTGAATGAACGGACCACGATCTGTTACCCGTACAACGGCACACCGCTTGAAACATACACGTAGTCGTGTTCCAAATGGAAGTGTCTTGTGCGCTGCAGTAAGGGATTGTTGATTAAACCGTTCACCATTAGCAGTAAGGTTCCCGTTGAATCCAGGACCATACCATGAACTAATGACTGACAGAGTAGTTAGAATAGGAATCATAATAATAAAGCGAAGAACTTTAATATTGATTACTCCAACTAATCCGCCAATACACGCGCAGTATTGACGGACTTGCCAATACTATTTTTTCTTGGCAGTCTTAGCAGCCTTCTTAAATTGAGCTGCAGTAGGTGCTCCTTTAGCACCAGGTTTACGCATCTTCTCTCCACTACCTTTAGCGATACGTTCTCGCTTAGCGTGAATGTTAGCGTAGAGTCCAGGCTTAGCCATTACTTCTTCTTTCCGCCACCTTTGTGACCTTTCTTTCCGCAAGCCATTAGAATACTCCAAAGAATAGATTACCAGTTACAAGATAAGAGACAACAGCAGCCACGAAGCCAAGCATAGCAAGGCGACCGTTGAGGAGTTCAGCACGTTCGTTATGAGACACAGTGTAATCAGAGTCGTGGTACATAGGTGGTTCTTTAGCGAAGATGTTTTGTTGATCGAATTCGTTGGTGGTGACAGTCATCAGTATTGAAGATTAGAGCGTTCAAGTTTTTCATACACATCATTGCGATATGCAGGATCTCGATCATACCGAGGGTCAGACATAGCCTGCACTACTTCTGCTTGAGAGCGGAATACATCTCGATTGGATGCAGCAGGCTTGCCCTTAAAGAGTTGTCCTTCAACACCCATGGCTTCAACATATTTAGATTTCAATGCTTCAACAGCAAACGCAATTGCATCATAGTCACCACTAGCGATAACTTTATCGTATCGTTGGATGGCATCAGGTGCAAGGTTTTCAGAAGCCCAGGCAATCATCTGTTGATAGTTATCGTCACCACCCGCGATACCGCGTAGTTCTGCTACCTGTTCTTCAGAAATATCAGAGACCGGGGTTTGATTAGCTTCGACTTTCTCTCGATACTTTAGATATTCAGCAGCAAGTTCTACTGAATTCATCTTAGAAAGATGTTCTTTTACTTCATCTGAAAGAGCACCGTTTTGTGCATCTTCCCAAAGTGCATCAAGTAAATCTACATCAACAAAGTCCTCTGCTTCTTCAGAGTCATCTGCAGTCTCCTCGGTTTCATTATCACGAGAGCCGAGTTTAGACTGAAGCTCCATATAAGCTTTTTCTAGTTCCTCTGCATCCCGAAACTTACCAGCAAGAAGTTGTGCTTGTTCTTGTGCAGCAGCCTCTCCAACAGCAAGCGCTTCTTGCTCAGCTTCGTTAAATTCAGGTTGATCCGCAGGGGTAGGATCATACGTCAGTGTTGCCATGTGCAGTAGTTACTTCAAGGTTTCCGAGACCAACTTTAGTTACGTAGTTGGGTGAACGCCCAAGAGTAGGAGATCCAATCTTAGGCTTAGGTTCGTACTTATTTGGTTTAGGAGTTTCAACCTTAAGTACAGGTTTTTCTGTTGGTGGATGCTCTACTATACGTACATCCCGTTCAGGTTCAGGTAGTGCTGGTTTACGCCGGCTGCGGCGGTTGGGTGTTTGGTTGCTCATTTGGTTGTGGATATTTAGATGGATCATTTGCAGGAGCAGATGCTAGTTGACCAACTTGTTTAGTTAGTTCTAGTTGCTGCTGTTGCTGCATAGCCTGAGCTTGTTCAGCTTGTACATCCTGCATACTCTTAACAAGGTTGAGTACATCAATACCTTGTGCAGCAGCAAGACGTTTGATAACCTCTTCAGGATTAACAAAAGTTTGAATGGCTTCAGGACCCATTGTTTGTGCAATAGTAGTTAAGAATGCACCAAGGCTTTCCCGATCTTGTCCTCTACCAAGTGCATTAATACCAGCCACAATAGTAGGCTTGACAATGCCTTTAGGAATACGAGGGATCTCACCAGTCTTTTGGAAGACAGCAAGCTTACGGTTCAAGTAAGGAACTAGGAAGTCAACAGTTAGCATGGAGAATAGTCCACCGAGTTGCTGTTCCAGTTCAAGTTGAGTCATTCTGACTTCTTCAGCTGTAGTGCGTTCGCTGTCTCGTACATTCATAATAAGGAATGCATCAGACAACCTACGCTCTAGTTGAAGAGCCATCTGATAAGCAGTGCCGAAGTCTGCTGTCTTACCTACCTGAACAACTCCAATGTCATCAGGTCGCCCTTGAACGATTGCACCGTTACCTGCAGCGGCCAGTGTTTGCGGTTTGGTGGTACTTGAGGGGGATACTACGAAGACAACCTTAGCAGCTGCTGCAGAGCCTTCTACAAGTGCCTGAGAGAGTGCTTCCAATGAACGAAGATCTCCCATGAATTCCTCTACCCTTCCACGTCCATACATCTCTCCATCAACTGAGTTAAAGCGAAGAGCCAACCAAGGACTTGCATCAACTGGTGCTTTACCAAATGATTTAGGTAGAATAACATCCTCTACTTCTTGATGCCAAATGTAACGATTGTTGTCTCTACGAACATGTGTGTAAATGTCTACCTCATCACGATCACCGCTACCATCTTTAGCTGGATGGTTTGGTTCTTGTTTAGGTAGAACATCTTCAAGTAGTTTACGAGAGACGCGTTCTTTAGTTACGATTTCAATGACGTTACCATCGCCATCTCTATCTACAACATAGCGATTGAGAGGATACAACCGAAGCCCATCCTTACCCATATAAATCAGAGCATTACCTGCAACAACCAGATGCTTCAGTGCTTGGTGTACAACGACACGATCATCACTAGCAGCGATTGATTCCATAATGGTACGTTCAATCTTAGCAAAAGCTAGATCAAGTTCTGATTTAATACCAGGTCCGTATTCCTGACCAAGCATTGTCTCATCTACTTGTAGCTTAAAAAAGCTAGTCTGTGGAGGAAGCAATGCAAGCATCAGCTTAGCTGCAAGAGTGACTACACCTTTAGCTCCAACTGATTGCCAAGGAGACAGCAGCGGCTTAGCTGATTTGTAGGTCTCTTCATCATCACGAACCAAATAGGGTAGCGTAAGTTCGGCTGCTCTACGCGCAGTGTTTAGATATTGTGTGCGATCACCAAACAATGAATCATAACGTTCTTTAGCAGACATTACAGGGTTAGACCTCCAATGGCTAATGAACTAGCTGGAGCCATAGGAGCCAAACCGTTCATAGCGTTGCTCCTACGATAGTCACGGCGAGTCTTCCTGCTACGACGACGTGCTCGAATACCTTCACCGATATAAGCTTGGCCGAGGCTTGCGAGTTGCAGAGGATCTTTGGTAGTCATATCAGATGACAAGGTTGAGAAATCTTCCATTGCTGGATAACCACCAGCGCCCATGTCACCAAAGAAGTCACCATAATCTCCAAAGTCACCTCCGAAATCACCGCCAAAATCTCCACCAAAGTCTTCACCGTAACTGTCGGTACCAGTAGAAACAGTATCTCCTACTTGAGCTACGGCACCACTGGCTTTATTTACTTTAGGTAATCCAATTTTACCACTTGGTCGAATTACCATTCCACCAGGCACATAACCCAGACCAGATGGTGGTGTTGCAGGAGTTCGCTGACCTTTAATCATAGGACCAGCAGGAGTACCAGCCATACTACGAATAGTATTAGCAAGCTTACTACTACCAAGTTGGTATACACCTGCCGGAGTAGCTTGTGCCTGCTTAATCATCATGTTAGCAGCGGCTGATCCAATAGAAGGGGCAGCTTTACCAGCACTGCTCATGCTAGACTGCACAGAAGATATTTTATTCAGAGCTGTGCTTACACTGCCAGCAGCTTTGGTAAGCTGCTTCATCTCCTTTTTGGAGATTTTTTTGCCAAATGATCTAATTAGCTTCTTTAGTTTAGCCATTGTTTTCTTCAGTGAGTTGGTATTTAATCCACTCTACCACTGAACGTTGGCCAGAGCGGTACATAATTAATGAGTTAGGATCATCAGGATGTGGATTAACAGGTGGGAAGTTCTCTTCTAATTTATCTACCAGCTTGTTCATACTAAGACCGAAGTCAGTAACAAGGCTGGTGATGTCAATAGTGTTAGACATTTATCCAGGCATCCAGCTTCCACGGTAGCCAAGGTTTGCTTGATAGGCCAGTGCGCTAGGAGAAGTGAAAGTGTTATAACCAAAAGGAGTGTTACCAGCCATGCTACTAGGACGACCAGTACGGGGATCTCCCATGTAACGAGTGGGAACAGGTGATTCACCAATCATCATACGTTGCCTACCTTCGGGAGTGTTGAGGTAGTAACCACTTTCCAAGGTGTTCATAGCAGTACTGACAGGCATGTTGCCTCCAGACAAATCATTATCTTGATTGCCTTGAGTAGAGTACCAAGTAATGCCGCGATCTTGCAGACCGCCGCGACCCATGCCAATGTTAGTCTCACCAAGAGGGTTGAACAACACTTGACCAGGTGCTGAGAACTGAGCAGCTGGACCTTGGGTGTACTGACGATAAGTTTCAGGGTTTACATTCTGCCAATTATTCAAAACTGCTTCAGGACGTACACCAATCATCAAGCTACCTTGAGGACCTTGACGGTATTGCTCAAGTGCATTGCGGATTTCAGTATCAGAGAAACCAGCGGCTTGTGCTCGTGCCCAAGAAGCTGCATCAAATGCACCAGTCATGCCACGACTAGCGAGGAGGTTTGCATAGTCTTGATTACGACTTGCTCCACTAGCCATTTGAAGGATAGGATTGGCCTGCCAGCTGTTAGCTTGTTGTGTTTGACGTTGTGTCTGCTTGCTACCACCAGACTTACGTGTAACTTGTCGTGTAGAGGTTTGCCGTTGAGCTGCAGGACGGCTAGCTTGAGTGCGTGCTTGCTTGACAGCTGAGGTACCACCACCAGCTCTACGGATTTGTCTCCGCTCTTGTCTGGTTACGCGACCATCAGCTGCGGCTCGGCGAACAGCCCTATTAATTTTTCGTTGCTTTTTAGCCATGACTAAGCATATTGAGGTAAGTTAGGATTAGCGTGCTCGAAAAATGCAGGCATTCTAGCACGGCGCGTATCGGAAAGTTCTGGAGCTTTTCCTTGATACATCAAAGAGTCGCTGGAATCCAGCCAAAATTTTTTGTCTAAATATTTAATAGAGGTATTTCTACCTAGTGGCTCAAGAACCCAATTAATGGTTGCCTTCCTGAGCTTATCGAGAGAAGGACTCCAATTGAGACCAAGCTCAGTACATACCAAGCTATTTGCTGCCACATGTACTTGTTCATCACGAGAGATGTCTGCACTTACTGTTCGGAGACCAGCATCACCGTTAAATCTGAAGAACGGGAGGAGCACAAAGAAAATTGCACGCTCGGCAACCAACGCTTTGAGGATTGTGTGATCTGGATGAGCAATCCAGGCGTCCCTAAGCTTCTTCGCTTCGGCTTCAGCCTTTTCATCAACGCCGATAGCGTTGGCGATGTAACCGAGTGCAAGGTCGTGATTTTCCTCGTCCGTGATATTGGATTGAAGGAGATCCCTCGCCAAGTTTGGAACTTCATTCTTCAGTGCATCAGTAATAAAATCTCCAACGGGAAGTTCCATGTGGCGGATAGCCAAGGCACGATAAATAGTTTCTTCAGCACCTTCACGGAGCTTCCCAGCTGTGGTCTGTACCGGAGACCACTTCCGTTTACGATTCAATAGTTTTTGATAGGGGTTCATTCGCCGCAATTACAATCAGGAGCAGGATCATTAATCAATGACTCCAGGTAAGCGGTAACGTCATCCTCATCCAATGCGGCATAAGCGCTAGACTTGTCTTGAACGTCGCCCATTACCTGAAGCGAATAATAAAGAGAAGTCTGTGGGCTTTCCAACCAGTCTTCGATGAATTGCTCATCATAGGTAACCACGTCACTCCAAGAGTTGAAACTATAGCCATGCAGTAGACCAGTAGAATCCAAGAGTCGGACAATACCATCTACTACACGCTTGTAAGCTTCCCAGCCAACTTCAGACGCGATTTCAACATCACCGTAGTCGAAGCTCTGGACGCCAAAGGTACCCGAATCTCGGTCCACTTGACGGGCAATGGGAGGCGCGATCTCAGGGGTAGTCGTGTACCCATCGAGATCAGTGTAACGGTAGCTGCAGGAGGCTGTAGGAGCGATGGCAAAGGCACGATCCATACGATTAGCCTTGGCTACCTCTGCAGCGGCTTGGATGCCCGCCTGGAGCTCTTTGGCGATCACATAGCCAGGGGTGCTCGGGTAGGGGCGACCACTGTTCAATGCCTCAAGGGCAAGACCGAAGTCATTATAGGTTACACCTTGGGTTCGGAGAAGGTTGGCAAGTCCCAACATTCCGAGACCGACTTGGCGATCAACCTCTGGAGTGAGGTACTCTCCGCTTTCTCCAACATTTGTTTTGCTGTGTAGGTTGCACAGTTCGGACATTCCTTTAGCAAACGCACCTCGAATTTCATCGAGTTCGCATCCGCCGAGGTTAACATGTTGAAGTAGACAGGTCCCTCGACTGGGGAGGTATACTTCCAAGCAAACGTTACCCCGGATTCGATTTCCATTTCGGTCTACCTTTGTTTTGTTAAGCCAGATGTCACCACGCTTGATACCTTCAAGCAAAGCGTTCCTTACAACAGGTGTAGTCTCCTTCCACCAGTGATCGTTGATGTTAACACAACGCTTCACCCACGGTAGTTCACTACGGCTAGCAGTAATAAATTCAAGTACATCAGGATGGCTGAGGTCAAGGTGACACACCACAGCACCATTTTTATAGACGCCTCCACGACGAAGGATTTCATTCAGTGTGGAGTAAATCTTAGCAAAGGATACAGGACCAGATGCTACTAGTCCTTTCCCATTCTCAGCTCCTTTGGGTCGCAGTTTGCTAAGGTGGACAGCAACTCCTGCACCGTATCGGAGTGCATGGCTAACGAAACGCCAACTGGCTTCAATTCCATTTTCTCCTTCCATCGTGTCTTCCACAACGAAGACGGTACAGGAGACAGGCAAGCGAGAGGTTGGGTCATCAATCCAGGATTGTACACGGCCAGTACGAGCAATAAGTTCTTTAGGTGGTTTCGACATTTTTACTAGGAGGATTGTTTTTAACGTAATCGTAGATAATCTTGAAGCAGAAGTACTGCTCTCTAGCGTCAAGACCGCCAGACATTAAATCGTACACAGCCTCCAACACTGACTGCTGCTCTTCAGTCATACGAGATCATTAAGGTTAGGTGGTTGATAGTTCGGTCCCTTCAAGACCTTCCCATCTTCACGGTAGATAGGATTACCGTTGTCGTCTAGTTTAGACAGGTTGCTTTTGTGGACACGATCAAGAGCTTCATCTAGATCCCACCCAAGGTTTGCTGCGTACTGGTAACACACGTAGACCAGATCAGCTAGTTCCTTCAGACACTCAGAAGAGTTAACTACAAGACCCATAATCAGCTGGTTCTCAGCATCAAGGAACTCCTTGAACTCTTCAACGATCAAACGCCTCTGCAAAGTCCGTGAAGCCGGCGTAGTACTGTTCTTCACCCGGAAACTTTTCCGGAATTCGACGGCTTGCTGCTGACGGGT